TAGCTTCCATGTTTTGCAAGCCACTTTTTGCTTTATTTCGTAAATCTTCAAAATGTTTTACCCCAAGGTATCTTACGACATCAGCAGGTACAACGTATTCACCCTCGGACAACTGGGCAGGAATATCATCTCGTACTTCTTTAGCCATAGAACCATTAGGTATTTGATTGCCTGATACTGGATCTTGTTTCATCCCATCGTCTTTTAATCCACCTTGCTGCATAAATGCCATTTCCATTTGTCCATTCATAGTCATTCCACCTTTGTTATAATTACCTTGTAGATTTAAAGCATAATCTTCATGTTCTTCTGGCAAGAAAGTTTTAAATATAGGATCAGAGTCTTTATGACTTTGAGCTATTTCATATGCATCACCATCATAAGTAATTCTTCTAATTCCTAAAACATTACCTACATTATAAAGATGTGGCCGTTCCTCACCTCTAACTATAGTAACACCAACACCACCTCTTTCAAGATCCCTTTGATTACCACCTATAACATTTATATAACCTTCTGCAGCAGTATCTTCTATCCTACCACCAGCATAAAAAGCTACGTGGTCAACCTTATTATCTTGATTAAAATCAAAAAGTACTATATCGCCTTCTTGTGCATTTTGTAAATCTACAGATTTACCATAGTTTTTATATTCATTAGCCCTAACTTTATTGTATTTAGTTTTTTGCCCTAAAGTGTCTGCGCCCATTTCTGTAAGGATATGATTTACAAAAGCAGCACACCAACTTACTTCTTTACTTGATACATCAAGGCCGTGGTTTTTTCCTAAAGCAGTATCTAAAAAACCTTGTATAGCTTTTAAATCTGTTTGTTGATTTAGTCCAGATATAATTTTAGTTGGTTCTCTAGCACCTCCTTGTTTACCTCTAATAAGATAACCTAACTCTAATATTTTATCTATTGGAGTTCTGTTTTCATAAACATTAGGTAAACCTTCAGGTCTTGCTCTTGGTCTAATCTGTTCTTCAACTTCCTTCTGAATATTTTCTGGAAGTTTTAATTCATCAAATTCTTCTTTAGCTTCTGCTTGACGAGTCATCTCTGCTTGTTGTCGCATAGAAGCTACAGGACTATAAGGTTGTCCTGTTGTTGGATCTATAATAGCAGGATCACCAGCAGTAGGCATACCCATTATTTCTTCTGTTTGACTCACGGCTAGTCCACCTCTATCAAATTCATTTACTAATCCACCTTTAAATAATCTAAACTGTGGTTTATCTGGTAGATTAAAATCTGTAATGTCTATTTCCATTGCTATTTGATCATCGTCAAATTCCCAAGAACCGGCCCTACCTATTGGTTTTGAAATTGGAAACCTAATACCTTCAGGATTTTTTCTTTGATACTTTACTGCATTATTAGTTTCAGTGCTTAATGTTTTTAATACTTTATTTAAAGTGCTATTGTAAATTTTATCTGCAGTGTCTTCAGAAAAACTATGATAGTATGCAGCAGTTTTTGGTGGAACAACATAGATTTTATTTATATTATTTTTCTTAGCATCTTTAATTGCCATTAACAAAGAAACTCTAGTTGCCTCAGATTGCTTTAGCATAGAAAGGTTTGCTTTTTTAAAATCAGCTATTGAAGGTGCAGTATCAAAAAGATCTGCAATTTTATATTTTAAATCACGATTGTTTTTTATTGTTGATTTACCAAAAACGTAATCACTAAAAGCATTAGAAAATATTTTATCTATTGGAGTTGAGACTAAGTTATCATATGTTCCTTTAGTTAAAACTTTTTCAGTAATTCCCGGCATATCTGTAGTTAATTTTTGTATAACTTCATTTATATCTATTTCATTATTTTCATATTTAAATTTTAAGTTTGCAAATTTAAACATTAAATCAGATAAGACAGTTTCAGAAACTTCTATAAATTCTTGCTCACTTGCAAGATCATTAAAACTTTTATTGTAAAAAGTTTGTGATATATTTTCAAGTTCTTTTTCAAACCTATTTGTAAATTTAAAATTTGATGGTGCTTCTGTAATATAAAAATTAGATACTAAATCAGAACTACTGTTAATTAAACTATCAGATATATCACCTGCAGTTAATGGAATTTCGTCAGTTGAATTTTCTTTAGTAGCTACTTCTAAATTTTTATTTCTGTCATCAGTAGCAACTTGAGCCATGTCACTTTGAAGTTCTTCTACAACATAGAATTCATTTCCATTATGTGTATACTCACTAAGTCTTGTGTGTGCTATAGCTGTACCACCATAACCCCAATGACTTTCAGCAGCTTGATAAAAATTACCTTTAGGGTTTTTATTAAGTGCAATTAATTCTGTGTAATTATATGGTTCTGCCCCCGGTTGACCTTGAAATCTTGTATGACCGGGTACAGGTAAACTTTGTTTAGTTACAAATTTATCTGTTGAACTATCTTCAACTAAAGGTATTCTTTGTAGATCTTTGTATCTAGCACCAAAACTTCCTGTTTCAGTTAATATTACTATCTTAGGGATATTTTGACGAGCTAAATTAACTAAAGTATCTTTATCATATATTGTATCTGAATCAATTTCATTAAGAAGACCTGACCAGTATAATTGTGTATTAGAAATATTATTATTTTTTTCTAAAAAATCTTTAACTTTTAATCCTTTAATTCCACCTTCAGGAATATCTAAACTTGCTACACCGGGAAGAATAGAACTGTAAAAATCAGAAGATTCTAATTTTGAAATGTCACTATTTTTTTTTCTTCTTATTAGCTCATCACGATTTGGATTTAATCCTTCAGAAGTACGTGCAAGTATTGCAGTCTTTTTTTCGTTAGGTCTAACAAGTGGAGCAAAAAGTACTTTAGGTTCTTTTTTGGTTTCTCTATCTTTTTTAGATGCAGATCTAATTTTTACAATTTGATTTCCAAAATGTATATTACGTCTATCAGTATTTTTACTATCCATAATTTCTACAGGATGTAAACCCATACGTGGACTAGTCGTAAACTGTACTACATTTGAAGCATCTTCACCAGCTTTTTTAGGTCCATAATCTTCTGTATAAATTAATTTAGCTTTGTTACCTTCAATAGGAATAAACTGAACTGGTATTTCTGTATTTTGAAATAGTGGCCCAATAGTATCTATACTTTCTTTATCCATAAATACTGTTTTACCACTACGAGGTTGAACACCAGATACTTCATTATCATCTCGTTCTGCACGATTTCTTATTGTAGTAGCATTTTTAAATTGATCGTATGTAGAACCAGAAGAAGTTTCAAACTGTAATGTAGGCTTGTCTGCTCTTTGAGCACCAACACCTACAGTGCCAGAACGTTCTGTTGGTGTACCTTTTAAAAACTCCATGTCACCACCAAAGACTGCTTTGGTTTGACCTACTATGTCAGCTTTAACTCCACTAGGTATAGCAGAGCTTGCTGCTTTTGCAGTAACTGTTGCTGCTTTAGCTGCAGGTATTAACTCCAATGCAGTCATAGCATCACCGATAACAGCTTCTCTTGCAGAGTTTACTTGTTGATCTGTGGCTTGGTCGTATGATATGCCATACATACTTTGTAGTCTTGTATCTAAATCTTCACTACCAAGTCTTTGTACACTATCTTTAATATCTGTAATAACTTCTTTAGTTGTTTCTATTGGACTGGTTACAAATTCTTTAGCCCCTTCATAAATACCAACAGCAGCATTTTTAAGGAATCCTATTTCATCCTCATTAATTGCTTTACCTAGTTTTTCACCAAATGATTCATATTCGTTATCTAAACCAATTATATTATCTACAATCAGTTCACCGTAACCCATACCTTTTTTCATTTGTTGATCAAGACTAGTCATTATTAACTTTATCCCTAAGTTTAGTTAAAGATCTTAGTGCACGAATCTCACCTTGAAACCTATAGATTTCTGCAGGGTCATCGTATTGTTCCATTTGTTTATGTATAAATGCAATGCGAAAGTCAATTTCTTCCAGCATTGCATCCCACTGAGGTTTGTTATTTACGACTAGCTTTAACTGGCTCACTGTACAGGTGCTCCACCAGTATTACCTGAGAAGCCCTGTTCTCCCGGCTGAGGGGCTGTACCAGTTCCTATAGTGCCACCCCCACTACCTTGGGTATCCTGAACCTGAACACCAGCAGGTGCTCCCTGTGGGCCACCTTGTGGTGGTACACCCGGTTGTGGTTTTGGTGCTGGTGGTGGGTTAGCTTCTTGGAACTTCTTGAGTATCTCAGCTTGCACTGCAGCCTGTGTCATATTGTTCCCTACCTTATCGGGATCAAGGTCCATAGACTTAGCAATCTCACGTACAATATAATCCATACGTGCAAATGGTGCTAGTGCAGGATTCTGTACAACCTGTAAGAATTGTAGTAAACGTTGACTACGTACCTCATTAGCCATCAGACTTTCAGTACCACGAGCTTTCACTTCTAAGTCACCTTTAATATCTGACTCAAAATTAAACTGCATGTTAAAGTTAAAGAAAGCTTTGCCTAGTGGTGCTAGTAAGTAGTCATCAATATTTTTAACTACATTACGGATAGAGCCGTTGGCAGCAGACATAAGCATAGAAATACCAGAGGCAGTACGACCAACACCTGTAACGCCTGTCTGACCATGTGCGAAAGATGGGAAGCCAGTTGATTCATCAGATAATACCCTTGCCTTATCAAACATCTGCATGTTTTCGTTAGATACGTTAGGAAACTTAGTACCAAAAATGGCTTGTCCGGGTGCACCGCCTTGTCTACGGAACACTTTTCCGGGGTACACAGACAAGTCCTGCCCCGGTACTAGATTAGTTTCGTCAATCTCAATAAGTAAGTTACCCGATAGTGCAGCATTATCTACTGCCATTCTCATAAAGCCATTCATAAGAGTTTGAGTGTCATCCATGTTTTCAGCAATACCTACACCAAAAATGCTATAAGGATTCATTTCATAAGGTGCTGCAAAGTATGGAATATATGCAGGGGTAAATGGATTCATTACTAAACGTAGTACCTGTCCGTTACAGATCCAAACATTTACACTTAATTGTTCTGCATCTTTTAAATCATCAGGAATATCAATATCTTGTTCAACCATTAACTCAGTATCTACAAACCCCCAAAACTCTAGAACTTCAAAACGTTGTGCTTGATCCTGTTCTGAGTTATCTTCCATTACATGTTCCCACCACTCTTTGCTGTAGGACTCACCAAGACGTAATGCATTGTCGATTGCATTCTCACGGAAGTATGGACGGTTTTTTAAAGCACGTACCTGTGAACGTGACATCTTGTGACGTTCTACAATATACTCTGCTTCTTCCATAGTAGCAGCATCTGGGTCTGGATAAAAATTCCATATAGATACAGAGCTAGTTTGTGGAATAGTTTTAAACATAGGAGAGTAATTACCCTCTTCATCCCAATTAGCATACTCTTTATCTACAGCAAATGGACCCTTCATAATACCAGTGCCAAATAATGCTGACTCAAAAGCTGCAGCACGAAGATGTTTCTTAGCATGAGACTCTTCTAGTTGGTCATGTATTTTCTTTTCCATTTTCTTTGCTGCAACTTCAGCAGGATGAAACTGTGGAGATGTGGGAGTTTTAGCAGGTCCGGGTTCTAGATATTCCATAACTGGATCTAGGTTTGCTTTCATACCAGCAAGACGTTCTCTAAAGTCTTGGTACGTTTCACCGGGAAGTAGCTCTGGTAAACTTTCATTTGCCTTACGTTGGTCAGCATTAGATTCAAAACTTACCGTGTCTTCAACTCCATCAGGAAGAACAGTAGGATCAATAGTAATAGGAAATTTATTGCCACCAAATAATACTTCTGCAATCTGACCGTATGCAGCTAGTACTTTAGTTTTAGTTACTTTAACAAAGACTTGTGATTTTTCTGTAGAACTAAATTGTACATCAGGGCCATAGATACCACGATAGTTACGATAAGCTTGAATCCAACGTTGTTCATCAAGCTCTCGTGCAGTTTCTGCTTTAGAATATTTTTCTTTAACAAACTGAACAATCTGTCCTGTTGCTGGATCGGAATAGTCTTCTTCTTTTACATCTTCAATGGATGAAGTTTCCTCCATGTCCATCATCATATCTTCAAATTCTTCTTCCATATTCTATCCTTAATATCCAAATTTTGCGTCTGAAACTTGAAATCCTGTACGATGATTGTTTGGATCAAAGTCAAATAAACTACTGCGTGGTCTAGTCATTACACCGTATCTTAAAGCATCGTACAAGTGGTCTTCCGCATTTGTATCTACATCTTCTGGATTATTTTTATCCAAAGGTAAGGCAGGTAACTGAGAGATGGTGTTAGTACAATTGTTAAAAAATACCAATCTAGGTTCTTCTGTAAATTCGTCAACTTGTAATCGCCTATGTAATTCATTTTTACCTGCTACACGAGAGCCTTTAGATCTATCAGAAGGACGCCAACGGCAACCCTTCATAATCATCTGTTCAGCCAATGATGGCCCAGTATCACCACGATTATGCCATAAACTAGAATCCAAAACACCATAACGTATTTTCTCACCATCTTCAGCTTCTAGTATCATATCTGCTAAATCTGTAGCAGTAACCTTAGATACATACATTTCTCTATATACAACTAATTGTTCTGCTGGAGTTACTGCAATCCACACAACTCCTGTATGAGAACCGTACCCATAGTCACAAGCTCTAAACTTAGCCCAGCTATTAGGTATATTATAAGGTTCTATTACATGTTGCTTACGATTAAACTCTGGGAATGCTGCCCCTTCGTTAATATCCCAGTCACCTTCTAGTAACTGCCTACGTTGATGTTCAGGTAACGACAAGAGATTGGCTTCATACATACCATCTTCTGCTAGATAAGGATTATCGAATAAGGTAGCAGGGATAAACCTACGTCTAAATAAGGGCTGACCTTCTTTAGTATGACCTTTAGGCCAGCAAATAACTTCACCACTGTCTGTATCCGTAGCCCAAAAAGTTTCATTAGGAGTATTAGGGTCAATGAAAGTTTTCTTTACCCATTGATGGCCCGGACCTCCGGGGTTGCTGGTAGCCCTCATATATAAGGGTAGTCCACTGGCTTTGGTTGTCCGAAGACGTGACCTCATGTAATTCCAAGGATAGGGTGTAGGCCATTGCGTTAATTCGTCAAAACCGATCCAGTTGAATGCCTGACCTTGATACCTCATAACATCATCGTCACGATCAAGGTAAGACATCCAGAGTGTTGCTCCACTCGGAGCTACCCAAGTCTTATCTCGTTCCATAAACTTAATACCGGGAATTGCTTTGGGGTATAATTGTTTAGATACAGAGATAAGTTCTCTTAGTTCTTCAGTGCTTCTACGTACTAAAAGCATTCTAGCATTAGGATTATTTAAATAACGTACAGGGTCAGCTACTAAACTATAGCTCTTACCACCACCTGCTGATCCACCATATAATACTTCTTGTTCAGTAGAAGCCAAGAACTCTGTCTGTGGACCGGGGTTAGGCTCAAATATAACTTCTCTAGTATTAAATTCTTCTACTTGCTCAAGCTGAATAGGCTCTGGTTTCTTTTCCACCGAGTCTTTCTTCTTCGAGCTTTTTCGCCTTTTCGAGGGCTTTTTTGTATTTTTCAGCAAGCTGGCGTTGGTTTGCAGCTTCTCTCTGACGTTTTCGTTCAATTTGAACTCTCTTCATTAAACCTACGTGAGATATATACCTACCTGATTCTTCACTTAACCAAGCAGCTACATCCCTGTAGCTATATTGTTTTAGGTATTTCTTACCTTCCTCTAAGAGATCTAGCTCTTCTGGGATAGGTAATAGTATATCACAATCGTCAGGGTCTTGTCTATAGCCAAATGGAACTAATCTACCTACTCTTACTACTTTTCTCCACTCAAACTTTTCGTTTGGCTTTGGAGCAGGTAGTGTCCAAACTTTATCAATCTTCTTCATTTTTAGGTGGCAAAATAAACAAAGGGCTTGCTGCAGTTACTTCTACTTTATCTGATGCTTTAAATCCACTACGATCTAATACATCTTTAGCTGCTGCCATTTTTTCTTTATTACCCAAATCAGTTGGGCTATCCATAATTTGTTTCATAGAGTAAGCAGCTTTAGTTGCACTTGCTGCAATAAAACGTTTAGTAAGATCTGCAATTTCATCTTGCAAAGAATTTACAATAGCTGAGGTTGCGACAGTCTCTGCATACCCAGCCATCTTTCTTGCTTGAGATAAGTTACCTTGAGCTTCTTCAAAAAGAACGTCAAGAAACTTTTGCTGCTTCTCTGTTAGATTACGACTCATTTAATTTTCCTATGAGGTTTTACTTTAGCTCTAACTTTCTTAGGTTGAGCCACAAACTGCTTACCCTTAGCAGTGCCTTTTCGTTTTGCTCGTGTTGTAGCGGCATACTCAGAAGAACTAAGAGACTTAATAGCCTTCTCAGGTAAATACCTTTCGCCTGTAGCCTTGGAACCTTGCGTTGATGGCTTACCACTCTTGGTTCTCCACTTCTGCTTAGTCCAAGACTTTAGGCTTTTTTGTGGTTTAGCTAATGCCATTTAACAGCAGTCACACTCTGGATGACACTTACGGTTAGTCAATGCACACCACAAACGTTTAAAATACTTTTTCATTTGTAACCACCACCTTTTGCTTTATATTGTTTTGCGACCATTTGGGCCTTCCTTGCGCTCCACTGTCCGGGTGCTCCACCTTTGCCGCCAGCTTTAACGGATGCAACAAGACGTTTACGCATAGTAGGCTTAGTATAATTTCCTGCCGCATTAACTGTAGATTTTTTGCCTGATTTCGCCACGACTAATCCCCATGTCATGCAGTTCTTT